AGGAAACCTTGGATACAGATGCAACAATAGCAGCCCACGCTATAGCGTGAGAACCACTATGCTATCCTTGTATCCAATTTGAAAATTTCCTACGTTTTCAAGTACAAGATAAGCATAACGCTTCTTCTTTTTCTCGTATGTCTTTGGAAAGGGTTGCCCCAATCCACTGCAAAAGTACAAAAAATCCGTGATGTAACATTCTACTATCACGGATTTTATTATGATCTACAAGTTAATACCCCGATTTTGTCTCCTTGCTTGTGGTCTCAGCTTCTCAATAAACTCCTCTTTCTTCCGTCTGAACCAACTGACATGTGAAACTCCGTCTATGTGGAGGTTGAAATTCCCCTCCTTGTCCTCTTTCAGTGAGCATATCGTTTTGTCTGCCTTGAAATGTTGGTTAAACTCACAAGAATAGAGTTCCCCTTTGATTGAAACATCCTTGAATGTGCATAATTTCCGAATGACTGCATCACCAAAGTTCAGCGTATCACGTAGGAACTTGATGGTCGGCATCAGCTTCTCTACATACGGAAAGTAGCATTTGACATAATCCACGAATTCGGACAGTTTGCGGTGTCGTTGTTCGTAAGCATCCGTTATCTCCTGTATGTGCTTCGCCTGTTGCTGTTCCCTTTGCCGTGCTTCTTCTTCAAGTTCAAGGATGCGGTCTTGCAAATCCTCGTTTCTGCGTTCCAAAATCTTAACTTTGTTGCTTCCGAAAAGAGAACCGACACTTTCTGCAATGTGGGTCGCTGCTGTGGTGGCTGCGCCTTTCAGTTTCTCGGTCTGCACCTCTTTCTTGGCTCGTCTGAGTTCCTGCTCTGCTTCGGTTTTCTGCTCCTGCAATTCCACCACTTCCGATTTCAAGCCGTCGGCAAGTTTCTGTATGTCCCGATAATACTGCTGCGTGGACTTGTGGCGAGCCTGTGAGCCGTCTATACCACGTTGCAGACCGTATTTTGACATGGCAATGGCATAACTGTCCTGGTAGGATTTCAAATTCAGCCGTGTCATGATGTCATCGGCACACAGGCGGACGGCATGGGCTGGTTTCTTTCGATACCGCTTCTTTACCTGTTCCTCACGTTTCTTGCGCTTGCGCTCTCCCTTGACAATCGGGACAAGAGTGATGTGTATGTGTGGCGTTTCCTCGTCCCTGTGCAGATGTGCTGCCACGATATTCTCCTTGCCGAACAGGTCGGCAAAGTATTTCATATTGTCGGCACACCATTCATCAAGTCTGCCCTCTCTTTCGATACGCTTCATGTCCTCGTGCGTTCCCGACACGTTGATACGGATAGCCCTAACTTGGTTGTTCCCGATTTTGCGTGTCAGTCCTGCTTCCTTCAATCTTTTCTGAATGGCAGCCGTGCGGTCTTTTATTCCATCGGGGTATGTGATGAGTTTTCGGTTAAGGTGCGTGCGTGTGGGGTCTGCGTTCTTCGGTATGATGAAACGCTCGATGTGGGCAGTCGTTCCGCTGTCGGAACCGTGCGCCTTTTCCATGTGTAATACTACGAATCCCATATATAATTCTTTTCTTATTCTGCTTGTGAAACATCGTTTGATTATTGCTTATGTACGGCTGTTGCCGTTGGTCTTGGAGAGTCCAGAGAGGTGCAACCTCTTTGGCTTATTGGGGAATTTTCAGCGTTGCTTGCAATGCGGCTCGGAAAATTCCCTAATAAGCTATGGTATTTTCCATCGGTAAATATCCGTGCCGCTGCAAGCATCCCCTTACATTTTCAGCCCTTTCTTTTTCGGTGGCTGTATCATCCGCCTTGCGGATTGGACTTGCTTCTTCTCTTTTATCGGCTCAGCCGATTGGGACATGGGCTTGCCGCACAGGTAATCGTTCAGGTCTTTATGCCCGTTGTAGTTGTCGGAGAAGTCCCGGATACGACCGCTGAACTCTCTTGCCAATTCCAAGTAGGCATTTCTTCCTGCCTCGTCATTGTCAAGCAGGCAGTGGATGCGATTGTACCTATGCAGCACATCTATGGCTTTGGAAACATTGGCAACCGAATTGAGGATAACGTAATCCTGCCCGTCAAGGTCAGGCATGGTCGGACAGTTCCTCATCCGCAGCGTGAGGAATGACAAATAGTCCATCATGCCCTCGAACACGAGACACTTCTCTCTCGGCTCTCCCTGCTGGCGTATATGGCTGATGTCTTTCGGCGCGATGCACCCCTTGAAGAAACGGTTGCGTACTTCAAATCCTCCTGCCACATTCGGGAAGCCGATGGCGAAATAGGGCTTGCCGTTATGGATGAAATGCAGTTCCTTACATTCCAGCCTTGCCAAGTCGGAGTTTATGCCCCTTTCCTGCAAATAACGGAGTAATGCAGGATGGGCAAGTTCTCCCACCTCCAAATGTTGGAAACTCGGTTCGGATGCTTGCTGGCGAAAAGAGAAAGATACGGGACGGATGTGCGGTACCCGCTCCGCTATCTTGTTGAGCAGATAAGGCACATAGTCGGTTGCGTATAGTTCCTCTGCCAATGCGATAATGTTGCCGCCTTTGCCAAGTCCGAAATCGTACCACCTGTTAAGCTCGGTGTTTACCTTGAACGAGGCATCCTTTTCCTCTCTCAACGGTGATTTGTACCAAAGGCTGTTGCCTTGTTGTTTGACGGGCGTGTAACCCAGACTTTGCAGATAGTCTGCAATGCGTATGTTCTTTACTTCCTGTATGTTCATGATTTTCCTATGGTTTGATGATGATTGTAAAACCGATGAATTGATGAATGTGTATGCCAAACTATTGGATAGCAATCTTATACGTTCTCATCATTGTTTCATCAAAGCACTTACCAAAAGAGAAAATCATCATTTGCCTTATAGTGCATGGTCTGCCTGACCCTTTTTCTCTTTTCATCAGTAAGTTGTTTTTGATGAGTGTTTGATGAGAGTACAAACCTTTATCTATCAGTGTAGTTATATACTTATTCATCATTTCATCAAAATAATCAGAGTGCAGCCAATTGTTCTCTTGTTACGGTATAGAACCGTCCGATTCTTCGTATGGGAGAATAGCGACACTCTCGGGTATAGTCCACTTGATAGGTGGTGTAAGTAAGTGTATTCGGTGCAGGGGTAAGTTTCCAACACTCCTGCAATACCTTACGGACTTGGTGTTTCTCCACCTTTACCTGTGAGTGTACCAGCAAAAGAAGAAGGTCGTTGTAACAGAACGAGAAAGTGTCCGTGCCGACACTGTCCATGATGTCAAGGATAAGTTCTTGCATCTCTATCTCCAACCGGTTGCGATTACTGCGGATAATCTTCCGCAAGGCTTCGGTTTGCAACAACGAGGGTGCAAACCACATACGGCTTTCTTTTTCGGTGGATAGCTGTCTGTGTTGCAGAAAATGGAGAAAGGCGGGTATCTCCGCTTTCAACTTTTGTAGGAAGTCAGTGTCATCGGACTGCAAGCGGTCTATCTTGCGCACCCAATAGCGTGTTTCTCCTGCATCTATGATTACAGGCAGGTACTCGTTGTTGGAGCATAGCACGAACTTGGCAAAGAACGCAATCTCGTCACGGTCTTTGCCTTTGGCTTCCACCTTATAGGATAGGGTTGTACTGAGGTTCTTCAACCTCTCGCTGTCCTCCCTGCGGTTGAGCAGCACCTCATCCACCACGATAAGGAGCTTTCCTGCCCAATCGGAATTGAACTGGCTGCGGAAATCTTCGTTGGTATTGAACGTGACATTGTTCTGAAAGAGGGCTTTCAGAAAGTTCAGGAATGTACTCTTGCCTGTGTTGCGTTCTTCAGATACCAGCAGCAGGATGGGCAGTTTCTGTACGGGTTGCAGGTAGAGCAGTTGCAGATAGTCCATCCCCAACTCGTATTGCTCCCCGAAGATGTGCCGTACCAATGATTGGATGTGAGAGAAATCCCCTTCCTTTGGTTGGTGGTCTATCGGTTCATAGAGGTTAAGAAACTTGCCGACTACGGGGCGGTAGCCGATGTGTTCGGGTATGGTGCAGAAACCGTCATACTTGGGAACGCTGCCGATGTAGTCCTTGCCATAGTCTTGGCGCAGGGTCTCGTTGTTCCAAGGGATGCGTTTCTTTACATACCCTCCGTTCAGTCTTGGCTGCTCCACAATCTTGTAGAGCGTTGTTCCCACTCGGATGAACTCTTCTTTTGCCACACTGCCATCTGATGGCGGTTTGTGGCTGTTTTGTTGTTTTTTAGCTGACATAATCAAATGGTTTTAAGATCGGAAAATACCAGCCACAAAAGTATAATCATTTAATGAATAAGTTGTTACGCAAAATATAGCAGAATATAGAAAAAAGCCCCTCGGAACAAAAACTTTCAATGGCTGGGCAATGGAATCGGATTGAAAAGACGAAAAAACTCCCGAAAAGCGAATGGTTGGATAACGCTTTTCGGGAGAAAAAATCAGAGTATCTGTCGTATTGTTGTACTGACTTGCGGATTTAATGACTGCATTACGTCAGTCCCTCATCCCAATCTACGAGAGGTATTTGGTCTTTCCTGCATCGGCACTGCCCAGCGAAAAGAAGATGGCTTGTTTCTCTTTTCGCAAGTATAACCTTTTCAGAACGGCATTGCGCATTTGCATCGCTCCGAATGTACCGATGTGGAAAGCGAGGGCGATTATCGCTTCAAGGTTGTAAAACTCCATACCGCACTTGTCGGATAGGCGTATGGTACGCTTTATCTCGTACTCCCTTAACACGTCACTCTTGCAAAGAGCCCTTATCCCTGCCCGAATGGTCGGGGCGGTGACACCGAACAAATCCAACAACTCGGCTTCGTTCATCCAAACATTGGTTATGTCATTCGGTAAAATTACATTGCCAAACTCGTCTATTCTTATAATGTTTCTTTCCATAGTCCTATGCCATTGTTGTATTTCCAAAAGACTGGTTCAGTTTGTCACCGAACATCGTAAGGTCGTGGTCTATCTTCTGCGTTGTTATCTTCGCATAGAGTTGGGTTGTAACGATGTTCGTATGCCCCAACACACGGCTGACACTTTCAATCGGCATACCTTTACTTAGTGCGAGGGTGGCGAACCCATGCCTTGCACAATGGAATGAGATGTCCTTTGTGATTCCGCACTCTTTTATCATCTTTTTCAATGGCTTGCATATAGACCAATAGTTCAGATTCGGGAAAATAGACTTGTCCGTTTGAAATTCCTCGTAACGCCTGATAATCTGCAAAGGGATGTCAAGCAGTTTCACTTGGAACGGAACTTTGGTCTTGTGCCGTTTGGATAATATCCACTTCTCACCGTTCACCTCCACTATATCATCAGTAGTCAGTTCCTTAACGTCCACGAATGAAAGTGCGGTGAAGCTGGCGAAAACAAAGATGTCACGGATGTAGGAAAGTTTGGCATCCGCAAATTCGTGTGTCATCAATGTTTTCAGTTCTTCTTCCGTCAGATACTCACGTTCCTTGATGTTCGGACTGATATGGAATTGCGCAAACGGATTTCTCGGTATAAGTCCGTTGAAGTGCGCACGCATGACCACACCTTTCAGCCACATGCAGTTAGTCCAGATGCTGCCGTTCTGCAATCCTCTGTCGGTGGAAAGGAAAACGGCAAACTCCTTGATGAAGTCGGGTGTCAGTTCAAGCATAGACAGGTCGCTTCGCTTGTAGTTCGCCTTGATGAATGCCGCCACATGGTTTCTTGCACGAACCCTTGCCATGTAAGTTCCTTTTACACGGTCAGTACCCACACGCTTTTGAAATGTGGCATTGTCCTTGTCAAACGCTCCGAGCAATGTCTCATACTCGCAGCCGATTCCTTGATAGGCATTGCGCACCATTTCCGCCGTAACATACGCTTCACGGTCTGAAATGCGCTGGTAATGCTTGATGATTTGTGCCTTGATGTTATCTAAGGCGTGGTTGATGTCCCTTGCTTCAATGCTCTTGCCTTTGGCTCGGTTGCCTTTCGCATCCCAAAGCGTTTTCGGGATGGTCTGCTTGCAACTGAACTGCGCCACAGAACCGTTGATTGTCACTCGTCCCATGATGGGGACAATACCGTTTCTCTCCTTGCTGCCGTTCACGTAGAACAGCACTTTGAATGTACTTCTTGCCATACTCGTTTTTTGTTTGCAAAGTTAAATATCAACGAGTTAAACCTTGATACGCAAAACGGTGACAAACGGTGCAATAGCGTCCTACATGTGTTAAATCTTACATCTTCTTGGGTAATGATTTGCAAACCGTTCTCCTGCTATATTCTGCTTTTCTTTGCATTTTCCGCTTTTT